AAGATCTCTGCGCGCGCTTTAAAACTTTTCAATTTAATCATATCATTGCTTTGTGTTATTGTACAGTAAATTACCATGAAGCGTCTGTTTTATCGCTTTTTTACATTTATGTGGTTCCGGATCCATGGATTTTATATGATTATTTAACAACATGTCCTATCAAATCAAAACTGCGTTTCATATCGCTGGGCAAAAGATTTGAATAATGACCGAATATTAAATACATCAGCGCACTCGGTAGCTGCGTAGATAATCCTGCCTGATGCTGAAAGGCTACTTTCTTTTCTGAGGTTTTATCCAGGGCGATCTTACCATCCCTCCGATCAACCGGCGAAAGGTTAATAGCACTTACCAAATTCGGACATTCATTCTCGTCAATGCGAAGCCGCGGGAAAGATTTGAGTGATTCAGACAGGAGCATCTGCAGCAGCTTGAAATGCTCATAGTAAAATATTGTGCGCTGCTTCTCATTCTTCATCTCAACACTAAAGCCATGGCGCTTAAATTCAGTTTGCATCAGCCTGGCATCGGTCACAATCTTATCATGCTCAGAGCGCGATTTGTTTGCGGCCCTGTCATAGTAGAAAATAATCTTCTTACTCTTATGGTACGGACCAAAGAATTCATATATCATAGTGGCAAGCTCACCCTGTTGCCTCGGGATCCAGCAGAAAAATTCTTTAAGGATCCTCATAACGTTTTGCTTTTTGTCCTCCTGGGCAACTACAATGGAAGAGAAGTGTCCGGGATCGTACCCAATGATAAGCGGCTTATCGGGATCAAAGTACTTAAGCTCATCCGCGGTGAGCCTGAAGGTATCTTTAAGATTGAACTGATATATGCTTTTGAACTTATATGAATCTTCATAAGTGTGTTTACTGTTTTCATATCCGGAGAAGAACAGATCCGCAACTTTCTTAGGACGTATGTTAGCAATTGCCGTGAGGAATTCTTCTTCTTCCAGGGACTCAAACTGAGTTTTAAAATATTCAAAGCCGAGCATATCCTTATTCACAAAGGTTGAAGCTTTCAGATAGTAGATCGCCGCTTTGCGCATGGTAGTGAGTAACGGAGCCCACCGGTCGACAATTCCCTGGCGTTGCATGATCTTTTTTTGCAAATCCACAACCTCTTTAGGATCCTTGCTGGCTGCCATTTTTTTCCTGTAGTATTCAATCCGGTACTGTGCTTCGTTCATATGAAAATAAACCGTGGCAATATCGTTGATCAGTGTTTTGTTAACCTGCTTTTCATAGTTCATGAACCAATCATCTTCGCCAAGATCTACCCGGGCAGTATCGGAAACGCCGGTAATACCCTGCCAGTAATGCGATCTTCTTACTGCAGGAGATCCACCACGGAGTGCTGGAAAGATCCTGGTCTTAACTTTGTCGCCTTTTGAATGCTTCATCTCTTCTATAAAGGCATGCACTCCAGAGGCGCCTGCAACTGAGTCAGGCTGATCACTGGAAACCAGGCGATAATGGTGCCCATTTGCCAGGACAATAGAATGGTTAGGATTCTCAATCGGGTACCGCGGCTTCTGGAAATGTTTTGGCAGGTCCTTTTCTCCAACCACGAAGTCCACGCCATCCCTTAGAAGCGGTCGCTGGTTTTCTCCCTGGGGAGTTTTCAAATAATTGATCAGTGAGGGCACAACATTAGTCAACAGCGCAATGTATGTTTTATGCCCAAAGAAAGAAAGCTCACCGGGCATGGCATAACCAACATCCATAAAGCGCCGGGCAAACCAAACAGTTTTTCCTGCAGCGCGGCCGGCTTCAACTATCATGATCTTTGCGTCGATAATGCTTGCCTTAAGCTGCATTTTGTTATTGTAGATCTCGTCAAACTTTTTCTGTTTGGCAGATTGTTCTATGAGCTTTTCTTCATTCATTTTCTTCCACAATTTCAGCATCAGTGATATCGGCATCAGCGTATAGCCTTACTTTATCAGCATCGCTGATATTATCGAACGAGTTAATTAGTTTCCGGTAATGACCATCCAGTTCCCTCCGTGCGATATCTTTAAGATTGCCACGCTCGAATCCAAGATCTTCAGGTTTGATATCGATAGAAACAATGTATACATTGCCTTTGAAGTCTTCCGCTTTAAGCTTGTTCTTTGACTTGGTGCGCATTTCATGGGCGTCCTTCAGGCACCTGCGAGCTTCCTCTTCTTTGCCTTTAGCAACACATAGCTGTGCAAGATCTTCCATTTTATCTGCGTAAACGCTATCCCACACATCCTCTGTAACTGTATCATTCACATGAAACAGGTTGTATGCATCATAAACACGCTCCTTAGCGGTGGAGAAATTAAGATGAGTGAACCTGGTCATTAATGTCCTGGCCAGCCGTGAGATATTGTCAAATCTTTGGGTCTGTTTTATTTCAATAACAGCGTCCAGCTCTTTAATAAACTGCTGGAGCTCTTTAGGTATAGCAAGTGACTTTCCTGTCTTCCTATAGTCCTGGATGATCTCAAACGGTAATAATTCTATATCGTGCAAGCGCGATGGTATACTCATATATTAAACAGCTCTTTGCGTATTTCTGATACTCTCTGATGATCCTGCCGCTTTAATAGCTCAGCAGCACAAAGGTTATCGCCACTTTTTGCGGCTTCAGACAATCCAAGATCCACTTCAGCGTCACCCATTACAAATCCTTTTTGATATGCTCTATGTTCTTCGCTCAGCTCATCTTCAAGCGTCCTGAAGAATGCTTCGCTTTTTAGTTTATTATAACCAAGCGCTGCAGCAATTCTTTCTTTGGTATATTTAAGCTTAGCGAATGCTTCAATGCGATCAGGGAGCGGAGCATCGTCATCCAGGATAGGACTTAATTGTTCCGGTTCCGTATCATCGTTCCCTGGATCTGTATGGATATAAAAATTACTCTCATCAAATGTTACCGGTACCTTTTTCATTTCACTTCGCTTAATATTTCTTTCATCAACGATTCCCTGTCCTGATGCTTTTTTAGGTTGATCTTATCCTTGTCTTTTTGCTCGGCGCTGCGCCTTTTGTTTTTCAGGAAGCTGCGATAGCGCTTTACATTTTCGCGGCAATTGGCATATTCTTCCAGAAATGAATCGGGATTATCTTTGAGCAATTGCTGCAGCTGTATGCGGGTTGAAAAGTGTGCCACGAGTGGATGTCGGTTTAAAAATTCGCCTGTATTATCATAGTTCTGAAGCTCACGGAATGCCTGAATGTTTCTAATCCTGAGTTCAGCAAGCTCCTGCACTCTTGTTGCAGTTGGTTTATTGTCGATGATTGCATCGATCTCAACCATTTTGCGCCAGGTATTCACCCGGTCATTGTACAGAATTACTGCTCGCTGAACTCCAGGATCAATGAGATTGTCCCATTTTATGTTGGGGTACTCCTGTTCCTTTTGAGTTTTTCTTTTATCACTTGAAGGATCCTGGCTACTTGTGCTTTCTTGGTTTGTGTTTGGACTTTTTTTTTACAATGGCAACCTTTTGGCCTGAGGCTTTTTTAACAATTATCTTCCCGGACCTGCTGGCAAGTATCTCTTCTTCATCTGCCACATCGAGCAGCTCATAAAGAACTTCTTTGCGCTCCTTATTTCTGTCAAAGAATTTTTGCGCTAGTATTTTGCTTTTAGGATTCAGCCTTGTAAGCAGCGCTTTGTCTGCATCGAGGTGATCACCTGCCTGCAGCTTAATGAATAATTCGTTTTTTTTCAGGAAATCCATGGCTTAAATTTTATTGATGTGTGAAAGTAATTTGCATTGCATTTTTTTGAAAGGACAATAAAAAAACCCCTCCAGCCATGCCCGGAGGGGTTCAAACCCTAACTATTAACCCAAACCCTATGCTGTTTGAACACGGCTACCAGGTACTTCTACCATGGTTGCAGTTCCATGTATTTTAAAGGAGATCCTTGATCCGGGATTAGCAGTCCAGGTGCCGGCATCCATGAGAACAAACACTGCGTTATCAGGAATATCCGGTGCATTGGTAACGGCTGCAGGAGCCAATACTTCAATTACGCGTCCAATATCAGAGCTTCCGACTCCGGATATAGCGGCAATATGAGCTACGGCACTATGATCAGATAACAGGTACTGGCTTGCGCTGGTAATTGCTATGGTGGTTGCATTGGCTGCAACAGTTACAGGAGCTTCAACGGCAATGGCTCCAGTGTATAACATCGTCTGGCGCCAGTGTTTACTCTGGAAGGTAAATGTGATGTACCTGCCTTCTTTACCGCCGCCTTTGCGATCGCTGGTCATTAAAACCATTGGTTTGTATACTGAACCAAGCACATATTTAGTGCCGGCTTCACCTATGCTATAGATAATGATGAACCCTTTACCTGCGTATTCCTCTATAAAATCGAGATGTTTTGCCCTGTTACCCGCTACAATAAATGAGAAAGTTCCACTAAACTCGGTGACTATCTCACCTTTTGTTGCGGTACCCAACTCATCAATGGTATCAGGAATGGCATCGAAATAATGCGGTATTTCTCCGGCCAAAAGTGGTATTGTGCCCAGTTCACGATCTCCGTTTGGGGTTGGAAATACCTGATTCGGATCTACCTGCTCCCTGGCGATGAGCCATACCTTCATATCAATTTGGTTCATGGTGGATCCTTTATCTGATACTTCAGGCATATTGCCGATGGTGGCCATGGACGCATAAGCGACTCCGGAAGTGGTGAGAACTGTGACAATGGTATCCCAGTTAATGGGCAAAGAGGACGATGCTGCAGCAATTATTACCAGGGCAATAATGCCAAACAGCGCAATAAACAGATTACGATACAGCCCGAGGCGCGATTGCATGACCTTGCTCCTTGAGTAGGCCAGCTGCTTATGATTTAATTTTTTCATTTGCATAATTTTATTTGTGGTTTGGAAAAACCTGCCGGTTGACGAGACCGGCAGGAAAACAAGAGGAAGATCCCAAACTACAGAATGATTATCTCGTACCAGCGTAAGGCTGTTTTAAGGTATTTACGGTGCGTGCACCGGCAACACATCTTTCAAGTTCAAAGAACTTGGCTGCGGTAGTATCATATACTACCATCAGGTAGTCGCCTACTTTCGTAGGTGTATAAGTAGATACGATCTCACTGAACTTATTTTCTTTTGTTACAGTGGTATCGTTGGTCTCGCTTCCATTTTCGAGGATGTAAGCAACTCCACCAACAGCGCCAGTAAAATCGGTGAGTACAGTGGCCCCGGTATTTGCTGCAGTTTTAAACCAGAAGTTAACAGTAGCATCGGCTGTAGTAGCACCATCAGCCAAATCAGTTGAAAACTGGTTCATGAATACTTCCTGCATATCGAATAAATTGTCCAGTAATAAAGCAGGGGTAGTGAACTTCTTGCCGACGAAAGTGGCAGAGAATCCTTCTTTCCATGTACTCCATGCTTTGTATGATTCCATATCGGCCTGGAACTGGATGGCAAGCATTTCGCCGGGAAGGTTTTCGAGAGCCTGGAAATTACCTGGCTTGGTAACAACAGCTAATTTGATTTGACCCATATTCGGAACCCAAACAATAGAAAGTCCGGTATCAGGAACAAGAGTATCAATCGGTCCGGTAAAATCCTGCTGCAGTCCGAATTTTGAACGTACCTGACTGCGATACCAGTATTTGTGATTGGCATTCAGTAACATTACGTTCTGATTCTCCTGGAAGTTTTTGGTTACTGACTTGATTTTATCATACATGGCAACCACGAAGTCAACCATTGATGTTCCTGTGTTGTCGTATGCTGCAAAACCGGCTTCCGTGAAAGGTTGAAGTTTTCCTTCATGAACATAACGAAGCAGCGAATAAATAAAACCGGTTGATGCATGCAGATAATGACCAGCTTCGGTTGCAACGGGTTTTACATAAATACCGAGGATCCTGCGTTCGTATTGTTCCATGGTGAGCTTGATGGCAATTTGAAGGATAGTCCATTCAATTAGGCTCCACTTCATAGGATCAGAACCTTCCTGATTCAGGTAACCAATGTATTGACGTTCGAGCCATTTCATTGATTCAAATAATGTTTTGAACATCGAATCATCAACATAGCCGATCTCAGCCTGCAGTTCCATGCTGCCTTTGTACACTGCACCGGTTTGGAATGCCTGGGAGAATTCACCGAAGAATGCATTGGTCATTAGTTCGCGGTCTTGTATACCAAAACGGCGCGGGAAGATGTCATACACGTTGGGCAATTCCTGAATGCGTGCGATAAGAGCGTCCTGGCGGAGAACTACAAACTGGCTACCGAGATCAGTTGAAGCCAAATCGGAATAAGTTTGCGTGAAGGCGGCACCTTTTTTCGGGAGCGCACCTATGCTCTGCAGATGTTTATACCTTTTTGCCAGGGAAGCACCAAAAGCTTCAGTTTCTTTTTGGAATTCTGCGAATACCCTTTTATCATCAGCAGCTGACAGATCATCCATTTTGGCCATTTTTGGATTAACCATAATGGCATTCCACCTCTTATTCAGAGAGAAGAAATCGCTTTCAATGCCGAACAGGTGCGTTTTTGAATGCTGACGGTTAAAAGCGCTGATGTCAACCTTTATGGTTTTCGGATCATCTTTTTCAACCACAGCGCCGAGCTTTATGATCTTGGCGTCTTTATCCTGATTATCCTTTGCAAGATCTTCATTTTTCTTTTTCAGTTTTGCAACTGCATCGGGCAGGTTGGTTTGCGCTTCAGGTTTATCCGTGGAATCATCCGGATCTTCTTCATCGGATTCGAGAGCAGCTACAACAGCATCATACTTAGCAGCTTTTTCAGCGTTCTCCTTTTCTTTGTCGAAATCTTCGAACATATCGCTGGAGAATAATTCCTTATATTTTGCGGATACTTTATCCTGCTCATCGCGGGTAAGTTCCTTTGCAGCTTTGGTAATGCCTAAGGCAGCAAACACCTGCTTCATTCTTTCTTTCATTGTAGTGTATTTAAAGTGAATTAAAAAGTTTATTCATTTTGGTTATCTGATCTTTATAGTTAAAACCAAGCTTGTAGGCTTCTGCAATGGCATCTTCAAGGAGCAATTGACCATCGATCAGGCCAAGCGCGATGCTTTCTTTAGTATCAAAGGTTTCACCCTGGAAAACAGGATGCTCTGCTCCAAGCTTTGCTGTAAGAGGGCGCGCGGCAGCAACGGCGGCAATGAACTGCCCGGCAAGCGGGTCGAGTTCTTCTTTGATGTATTGTTCGGGTTTTCCATCGAGTAAATCGTTAAATTTTTTGTTTTTGCGGCTACTTTGGTTTGCATATTCCTCGTAATACTTTGCGCCCATTGCTTCATATAGCGGTATGATATCGAGGAATGCCATCATGGTGCCGATGCTGCCGATGGTTTCGTTGGGAGTTGCAGCAAAGATTCGGGTAGCGTTTATGGTTAGGTAAATAGCTGCGCTGGCTGCCACGTTCTCATATAGGGCCACAACAGGCTTTGTGAGGGATTTCATGGTATCGGCAACTACATCGAGGTACCAGGCTTCTCCACCTCCGGAGTTAACCAGTACAAAGTGCGCCATGATTTTGGGATTACTGTCAGCGGCCAGAAGATCTTCGCGGAATTGTTTGCTTGAAAAATACCAATACGAGGGTTCGGCAATTATCATTCCCTGTATGCGGTAGAATGCAATGGAGTCGTCCTGGATTTGCGTGGATTGGTATTCGTCGGTAAGATTAATGTTGACTGACTGGGATAGCTTCTTTACGATCTCTTTGGTTTCATCTTTATAGGTGGGAATTGTGATTCCTTCAAACCAGTTGGTGCGTTCGGCTATAAATAATTCGCCAAGCACTTCATTGAGTGCGCGGCGGTTCATCCACATTTTGGCTGAGAAGAGCTTTGTGATCTCGCGAGATGGTACAAGCATAGCGTAATTAATTACGCCACGAATGTAAACTGAAGGTTGGATCGGCTAAAGGACGGGTGTTTTTGAGGTGTATTCAACCACGAGCTGATCGTAATTGGTGCCGGAGATAAATGAAATTACTGCAGGAGAATCGGGAGTGCCTATGTTAACCCGGTTAACGGTTTCAACATCGAGCAGGGTAAGGATTACCGGAGCGTTGTTGGCGTAAATGTTTTTTTGTGCATCGGTGAGCTTGTCGACAGCGAGCTTAACCTGAAAGGTGTAAAGAACGCCGGCAGTTTTTTTATTTACTTCCTCCTGTGGCTCAACTTCGTTATGGGTGAAAAATTTATCGAGGGTAAAACCTGACTTCATAACAACGGCGTTGGCAGTAACCGAGCTTACCCTGAATGAGGGTGCGATATGGAAATAATTAGCGAATTGTCTCATAATGAATTATTTAAAAGTATTCATAATTTTGAGGGACAGGTGAGGGACGGAAATGGCCTTTTTTCCCGTCAGGAGTGGCCAACATTTTTTCATCTTTTTTTGGCTCGGGATGACGGTACCTATCGAAGATTTTTTTGAGGGTTTCGTAATTTGTCTTGTTCCAGTTCATATCATGCTCATCGATAAAGTTGATGATGGCATACTTAATACTCCAATGCTCGCGGAGTACTTTATTGTTCATGTATGAAATGAAGGAGCCATAAAACAGGCCATAAATGTATTTCTTGATTTCGGGCATGGAACATTCAGGTATATAGTTCATGCTGCGTACGTTGATAACTTTGTTATAAGGGAGCTCGACAAGCATGGTATCTTCCTCAGTTATAGGCAACTTATATTTGATGGCCTTGATCTTCTTTTCTTTCTCTTCTTCGAGGCGGATTACTTCGGTTGTATTATCGCCGGCAAGCTTAATTTTATGATCGTAATCGGACTTGATAAGGGATATTCCTTTGGACTTATTGGTAAGGTATTGCGCCAGCACAACAAAGAACTTAGTGGCTTGGGTTGCCTTTATTGGTTCGGCGCCGTGGCGGTGGATAAAAAATTCTTTGAGATAAGGAGGGATTTTGATTGAAACAATTTGTCCGGATGCCATTCCTGTTTGTTTTTGCTAATGTAACAAAAAGGATTTAATATTATATGATTAAATATTAACGTGGTGTGTTAATATTGTTACCCCGATTGTATTTATTATTTGAGGTTGATTTACTCCATTAAACAAAAAGCCTCCGAAGAGGCTTCTGGTCAAAAACTCACGGTTTTTGAGGGGAGTTATTGCTTAAACAATAAGATAAAAATAGATAATTATTCAGACAACAACATGGTTTTGATTTAAAATTCGGGCGCTGGCATGATAACCTGTTTTCTCAAATTCGTTAATCCATATTATTTTACGATCCTGTAAAAGCGGACCGCATGGTTGAAGTCTAAAGTGTCCGCTTACTTTAAATGCGTTTGATTGAACTAGGTTAGTGAACCATTTACTATCGAGGATTGTCACAGCTAATTTAGTTTCATTGAAATGCTTAAGCCCATTAGCCTCCTTTATTTTTTTATTTGGAGGCAGTATTTTAGTTTCCACTGATGCATATTTTCTAAATAAATGTAAATTTATTACCAGTGATAATACCTTACCTAAAGCATCCTGCTTCTCATTTTGGTTTTTAAAATTTAAATGTTTTGAAAACCATGAAGAAGGATCATAATTATTCCCATCAAAAAACATTAATAATCCGCCGTGTTTTTCAAACCAGAATAATTTAAAATATACCTGATCTCCTATATTTTCAAAATGAATGAAAAAAACGAATTTATCACATATAAAAACTTCAGTAAATATTATATTTATCTCCTTGTCGCATAAAGTTTTCTCAAATAAATCCTTAAGTTTAGTCTCTGCTTTCTCAGCAGCCAGAGCAAATGGTTCACACACGATAAAGATATTATTCATAAAATCAGATTGTGAGTCGTTCCATAAACCTTCAAACAAGTCACCGTATTCAATAAAAGAAGTCTTATCATCATCAATCACTGAATTTCTATTTATTTGGTTTTTAAATAGGTATTCAAGAATCGGATACGTTCTATAGCTTATTTTCATGGCTTTGATTTTACTTCGTATTTTAAAAAATCGTGTATGAATTTATTTTCTTCGTTGTTTGTTGGAAGTTTTAATATTATGAATTCATCAGTTGGTTCGTGGCTGTAAGGATCGTGATATCGGCATCGGCCATTTTTACCATTACGTGGAGCGTATGAGTCGCAGTTGAGTTTTCCGCATGGGTTGTCATCTGTTGAACAGAACTCACAAACATCTTTACAGTAAAATATACCAGGCACTTTTGTGGGCTTTACTGTAAATACTTTAAGTTCTTCGATACCGCTTTCCTCCATTTCAGCAAGCATTCTTTTTCTTGTGTAGACGTGCTCTTCGTCGATTTCGTCGGACCAGTATAGTTTGTGGCTCATGACTCAATCTCTCATCATATCCTGCTGATGCGCGGGTAATATTATCCAGGCAATGAATAAGATTATTGCTTCTATTACCAAAGCGAAAGTAGGTATTACCCAAGCGGGTAAAATAGGTATGCATATGGTTGACTTGTACACCCACAGCAACACTACAACAACCAAGAATACTATTGAAAGTATTCTCCATAATGTGATTCTGATTGAATTTTTTGTTTTCATGGTTTTGATTTTTACTTTAAGTGAAACTAAATCTGTCGTTTTCTTCTATGATAGTTGTGGTGAACGGGAATCCGATTTCAGGAACTTGCTGAATTGTTTCTATTAGACCGGAGGATCCTGTAAACAGAATATGTTTTTCGTTATTAAATGATATCTGCAAATGCAGGCATTTACCACTTCCACGGTCTTTAAATACTTTTGAATCCTCAATCTTAAAGTGATGAACTACTATTTCACGGTTAAGAATCTTTGACATTTTTATCTTATCGCCTTCAAAGCCTTTAGTTGTAGACTTTATATTGAACTGGCTAAAATTATTCATGTAATAACTTATTTAATAGGTTTTTACTGTTGCAGTGTATTGACCAGCCACGGTATGAGGCAATTGATTGCGCGTTTTTGTTTCGCCTGATCATTCGGGCAAAGTTTTGTTTTATTGTTTTCCGAAGCCTGGTATGGGTGTGCCTGAAAACATATCCCACAAAATCGATTCCACGGTCATCAACAGGAAATACCTGGTAATTCCCTTTTAACTGTAGTTTAAGTTTCTCTTGCAGATACGTTCTTATTTCGCTAAGCAACTGGTGAAGGTATGTTTTGTTATCTGACAGTATAACCAGGTCATCGGCATAGCGGAAATAATACTTCACGCGCTTAACCTCTTTCATCCAGTGATCAAAATAGGTGAGATAGAAGTTTGCAAAATACTGGCTTAGATAGTTTCCGATCGGAAGACCATCGGCGCTATCAATAATTCCATCGAGGAGCCATAACAGATCCTGGTCCTTGATTTTTTTCCGGAGCAGATGCTTCAGGATGTAATGATCAACGTTAGGGTAGAACTTTTTGATATCGAGCTTCAGGCAATATTGTGTACTTGGTTCATCTCTCAGTGCGTTTTTTACTGCATTGGCTGCAGCATGAATGCCGCGAGTTTTTATGCAGCTGTAAGTATCGGCCGTGAATGTTGATACAAATATGGGCTCCAGTATATTCATCACCGCATGATGGGTAATGCGATCAGGAAAGTACGGCAGTCGGAATATCAATCGTTCCTTTGGCTCATATATAGTGAACGTGGTATATGGCGAAGTTTTATATGTTTTTTCTGTAAGCATTTGGTGCAGCGCTTGTATGTTTGCATCCCGGTTCCGATCATGCTCGATTACCCCGGGCTGTTTTAATTTTCCTTTGCGGGCAATTGAATCGGCCAGCTGCAGGTTTTCAATGCTGCAGATTTGTGAGTATAGATTGTTTATTCTTTTCATGCCTTTGCTATTTTAAGATCGCGTTCTCTTACGGTACCAGCGCTCTTTAAATTAAGATCATTTTTTGCCATGTGGGCAGGGTTTATGCCGCGAGTACTTTTCGCATAGGTGGGAACTGACATTCGTATTCGTGTTCGTATAGTTGTAATTCGAATTCGAAAAACTGAACCTGGAAGACAAAACTGACAGCTCCGCGACATACAACCTTTTTAATTATTTGGAGTAAAGAAAATAGTCGACGTACTCAGCCTCAAACTGCTTTGCTATATACAGCGCCTTTTCTGAGGTATCGGTGCAAAGGCGGGAACCGACAGACGTAAGCGCGCTCGCAGAGTTGTAATCCGAACACGAAAAACCGAACCCGGAAGACAAAACCGAGTACCATGGAAAATATTTCCATTGATTGCTATTACTCCAGTCAGGTGTCCATCCATTATTGATAGCCATGTAGATAACCATCAGTTTATATGCCGCAAGTAGAGGCTTCTGAAATTCATCCGGAAGAAATGTAAATTGAGGTAATTCAACAATGCCCAGCTTTATGCTGGCATCTTCAAAAGTTTTGATTGTTCTGAAATCAAAACTTACTTTTTTGGGTGCTTTTTTTGTTTTAATTGTCATGATGTTATTTGGATATGGTTAATAAATCTCTGTACAAATCAAGGAATTGATTTGCTGTATATTCTGATTTTTCTTCAGATTCAAAGCAAAGGCGGGAACCGACACCCGAAGTCGTGCCCGAATAGCCGTAATCCGAATTCGAAAAACCGGACCCGGAAGACAAATTAAACCAGGGCCACCACTTCTTTTCATTTTCGTTTTTCCAATTTGGAACCCATCCGTTATTGATTGCCCTGGCAATAAGTTTTAACTTTTTATAGGCAATCTCATCGGGCGTATCTTTGTCGTGAAATACATCGCCAGGATGCACGTTAAATTTATTGCATGCATCATCGAAGGTTTTGATGTTTTCAAAGTCTTCAGCTTTCAGATTGTCTTTTCCGAATTCTTCTTCGAGCTCTTTTTTGAGCCATTCCGGAGCTTCCGGATAGAGCTTTTTGGCTTTCTGTTTTTCAATTGTAAGTGACATAGATTTATAGGTATTAATTAATTAAATTGAATTTGCCTTATTTGTTCCGATGTCAAAATAGTCCATCCCTGCATTCCTTTCCAGGGGAATGGTTTAATGGCTTTTACGTTTTCGTAAATGTGACAATAAAGATCAGGATGGTATTGGACAAAGCATTTATCTTCATCCTCGGGATTCATTGGCCGGCAATTTACAAGGCGACCGATGGCAATGGCGTTACCTGCACTCTTTGTTCCGGATCCGCTTTGAAACATTTCGCCTTTAGAAACCATGTCGATTATGCGACTCCATTGTTTTTGGCCGCAAATGCTAAATACTTTATTTAGCGGATAAGATATTTTGGAGGCGCAGATAAGTACAAGGCCGCGATATTTTGTTGGCCAGGTTCGGGTTTCGATTTTACCATGGAGCATTAAGCTGGCAAATGGCTCTTTCCAGGATAATGCGCGAACGGTTTCAGTTATTAATAATTTTTCTGTCATGGTTTAAGTTTAACCAGGAGCGAACGGATCCGCTCCTGGATGGTTGGTTAATCAGGTAATTTTACCTTATCGAGATTTTTGCGCTGCCAGGCTTCGAACTCGTTGATGATTTGTTGAATTCCGACTATGTGTTCAGGCGCGCATCGTTCTGAATCGCATGCAACCCAATAGGCTTGTAAGGCTTCGGTGGCAAGCTTGTCTTTTGCCACGAATGTGAATGATGGCATGCCTTGCTTTTCAGCATCGGCAATCAGTTTTTTTGGATCTTTTTTGCTCATAAATTGGTTTTTATTGGTTAAACATATAGTTCTATAGCATTCAGGACAAAATGCGCACATGCCGTCGCAGTCATACATTGACAGTGCAATCTGCCCATTTATGGTGCGCAATAGTTTCTTTACTTTGTAGCGGATTGACATAGCTGTAATTTTTTAAGATTGGCTGCGCGTTTGTGGGGTTGTAATTTTTCAACACAATCGGGCTGATCGGCGAACTCAACACAATGGCTGCAGAGATCCTGGGTTTCATTATTAAGCCAGAAACATGGTCCGAAATCGGGATGGTTGCAGGCGTTGTTTTCGGTGCATCCGCATATTTTGCAAATTCCACTCATGAATCTTATAAATTATGTTGAGGGTAGTTTTTTCGAAAGCTTTCGCTGATAAGTTCGATGATTTGGGATGGAGATTCAGCGACTTCGAAATAATCACCGTCGCTTAAATAAATACAAGTTGTTTTTGCGGTTTCACCATAACCTATATTGTGTTCATCTGTACTGATCTCTGAGATACATGATGCGTTAATCATGAATTTTTCATCGAGCTTTACTGTGTAAATGTTTGAAAAGAATTTTCTTTTAACATTTACATTGGTGAGTGCTATAAATACCGGTGCTGTAATTGGCACTTGACTTAGTGATGTTTGGTTCATTGCTTTATTTTTTTAAAGATTTAGAATCATTATCGCGATTTAGGTATTGCAGGTACCGCGGCAATAAAAGTTCAAGCTCCTGCAGTTCGACATCGTTGCATGCCTGCAGGAATTGCTCAACTGTTACTGTGATGGTGAATTGCTTGTTTAAAATTGGCATATCTGCAATTTTTTAATGTTGGCGGCGCGCTTGCGGGGTTGGAGCTTTTCAACGGTTGGATCATTTGGTAGCTCAACGCAATGACTGCAAAGATCTTGCTTGGTGTTATTGAGCCAGAAGCAGGTTCCGAAAATTGGGTGGTCGCATGCGTTATCTTCGGTGCAGCCACAGACTTTGCAAATTCCTTTAATTGGCATGGCTTTAACGTTTTTGAATTGTGATGACGGGCTTGCGGTAAATGCGATAAAATTTTACCGGAGAGGGATTTTGTTTTTCGCGTTTTGTGAGTATTATGACGCCGATTGTTACGAAGGCAAGGGCTATAATAATTACCCACAATATGGCAATGAGCATTAGTGTTTTCATTCGAGCGGTTTTACGGTTGAGTTAATTAGGTTGGCAAAATCGGTAGCAAGTGAATGCCTGGTGAAGTACTCGTTTTCACCTGGTGAAACGGGTACGTAGTAGCGGAGCAATTGATCGGCTGCCTGCAGTTCGAGTATACGGTCGGTTGTTTGTTGCATGTTAAGTTTAATTTTGTGATGGTTTTACAACTAATTTTTTATCGTCATTAATTTCGAAGGTGTAAGCTTGCCCGCATTCTCTACAATGCACCAGCGTGTCAACAAAATAATCAACATCTTCTTCCTCGAGCTCATCAATTTCATGATATAATCGTATCCCGCATTGGCAAGTAAATGAAACGCTGGCTGTAATTATGTGATCGTAACTGGGTTTTACTTCAATACCATTTTCAAATTGTTCCATTATTCTTTCATGCTTGCGGAGCACGTAAATCTGCTCTGCATTTCCATGCTCAGGCTTTTCTTCAACTCCATTGCGGATGAATTTACCGTTGGCTATGATTAATTTTCCTGTTGCTCTTGTTTCCATGTTACACTGCTTTTTCGATTCGTTCGATGATCTTCATTTCGGCGGTTTTGGCGCGGACTACTTTGAATGTGGAATAGAGACGGCCGATTATTATTTCGTAATCGGGAAGAAGGATCTGCATGCGATGTGCTTGTATTAGACCGACAAGGCCTATTACACGCGGCAGTGATGCGATTGGATACCAGGTGCCGGGTGTAAGATCGCGGAGCATGGTTTCGATGTATGGCTTTGTTTTTTCCATTATTTGTATTTTTTTGGTGTGTTGTAGGCGGAACATGGTTTGGTTTTGAGGCGGTACGATATGCCGGCCATGGTTTCCCAGTTGAGTGGATCGGTTATGAATAGCAGGGTGAACCGGTTGCGGCGAAGGCTCACGCCTAAATCGCAGGAGAAGTGTTTTACTTTACTGAGCTGTGCTACCCGGGAATTGTAGGTGGTGTTGAAAAAGGTTTGTGCATTTAAACCTGCATACCATGTTAAATGCTGATCGCAGGGTATTGATATGCCGGCGCCAAGCTTTGCGTTGTTGGTGTAAAATTTAGCGCCATCATCGGACTGCCCTTTTATGTTTCCGAACCAGGCATGGGCGTAGTAACCTATGTGGTTGGTTTTTTGGTTATACATTACGCCCGGGCGCAGGAAGGCAGGCTCAATGGTTATAAATAATTGGGCTGTGGTGAGCTGGCTGATTAATAAAAAAAGGATTAAAATGGGGTTTTTCATTGGTTTGGTTTTATATATAATTGTGATTATTAATTGTTTGAGTACTTATTTTTTGAAAATACTGATATTTCGAAAAATGAAATGACTTTTATGGTACTACATATACTACACGTGTAATTAACTGTATTATTGATTGTTGAATGTGATTTTGTGAAAATGTCAAAAAAATGTAGTAGGTTGTAGTAGGTATGTAGTAGGCGGAATATTTTTAACCTACTACACTTTTTATTAATGCTGATGCGGGTTATAAAATGTAGTAGGTGTAGTAGGCAAAAAAGCAGTACTTTTTTCATGATATTTTAATTATATATTATAACTACTTAATATACATATTGTTATACGTTAATAATATTATAGGCATAGCGCGGACCTTTACCCGGGATACGGATCATTTTTTTAGGGAAGTTTAGTTCGGTGAATGCAATACCAATATGCTCTGCATTTACACCATCGTTTTTACCTATGCGACGTTTTTTAACCAGATCGTGCAGGATTTCGGATGGTTGTTTCCACTCACCTTCGCCATTTACCGGAACATCGAAATACATTTTGACTATTTTGGCTGCCATGCTTTCATTCATATATCGCATGTTGTACTCTTTAAATTCACGGAAATCAGCCATATCAAAAATGTAATTGTAACCACCGTTAAGTAGTACCATGGTTTCGGCCCAAAGCTGGTTGATATCGATAAGGGTTGAATAGGAATGGTTAATATCTTCGAGCTCGATGCATCCGAAACGACGCGTGCCCAGGCGCGGGGTTAGGAATCCTCCCTTTTCGAAGGTCATGTTGCTGGTGAAACAGGCACTGGCCACTCGCGGCATTGGAGTTGGATACGGATCGCGTGGTGAGCGAAGATCAAAACAATCGCGCTGAATTACGTTTTTAAATAGCTCTGCAGTTCGGTTGGATATACCCAGGAGCTCATCGAAAAGGACAATCATTTTGCGGGCGAAAACTTCCTGTATTTCCATTTTATCGGGCAGGAATTCGACGTAAAGATCTTTAAGCTCAGGAGGAAGAATGAAATCGAAAAAGTAGGTTTTGCCAATACCTTCTTCGGAATGAATAAGACCAAGAGCCACAGGGTTAGCATATTTACCCAGCGAACAAGCTGTAGTGGCTACCAGCCATTTTTTAACCAGGTTGGCCAGGCGATCTTGATAGTACTTTTGTGGTTTGTCGCCAAAATCACGCGCCACCAGGTGCGAGGTAAGCATATCGATATGCGATTTTCCTTTATAGGATCCTTCGATTTTTTTAAAGTACTCGCCGATCGGGTTATAACTCTCGATCTCGTTTTGGCTTTTAAGGATCTTCCGGAGAAGGGTATCGTTATGAACGATGCCTGAGGCGTGTAGGTGAAGTGAGATATCGTCGAATGTTGGCGGGTAACGGTATTGTTTTTTCTTTGAGTGTATTGTTGAATGTGAACTATCGAAACAGTTGATACGGATCTCGTAATGCTCGTTGAGAAAATCGAGAATCGGACGGATCTTGTCGCTATTGAGTGGCTGTGAAGCCTTATCTATTTTTAGCCCTGTTAGTTTACGTTCCATTTTACCTCCTGCTGGATCCTTTGAATTCGATTTCGTTAAATGCTGCCCGCATTCGATCGGTTATGTATTCGCCATATTCAGACTCAAGACCTTTAATGGGGCGCTGACAAGTTTGGAAGGTCCATGCGCCATTTTCTTTGCGCATAGGATATGAATCGGGAACCGGGTGTATTACATTTCCGAAGTTTTTTACCTCGCGTGGTTCGCGGCCGATATCATCGAGGAACATTGGACGCTTATAATAATAGTCGATACCATGCTTTAAAATTGTATTACCAAATTCTTTGGCATGAACCATTTCGATTTTACGATCGGAAAGTTCAGTGATCATTTCGCAAACCGACTGCAGCAGTGCAGTTTTTCCACAGCCATAAGTGCCATATAAATGAATACCTTTTTGCAGGGATCCTTTGAACTTTGAATTTCCGGTAACGTAATAATATAGTTGCTGAATAAGATCCTTATTGTATGAATCGAAGCGGTAATCTTTAGGCTCAGACCGGTCATTAAAAATGCGCTCGGATTTAAGCACAAGAATATCTTTAAAGGTTATCGGATCGATATCGATAAATACGCGCTTTGAATTGATTTTTTGCACGGTGAGCGCGTGCTCTTCTTTAGCGCGGTCAAAAACCTTTTTTAGTAAAGTCGGGGTCGTAGCCATCTTTAGTGTTTGATTTTGTTGTAGAATCGTCGATTTTATAAAAGCTTTTAGAGCCACGGGCACTGGCATAATCGAGGTATTTAATGGCCAGCTCGGGATCTTTATTTGAAAGTTCGAGAAGCAGCTTGAGCGATTTAATTTCCATGCGGCTTTTCATTTTTATGGCATGCTGCTCCTCGAGGTAATCGCGCCAAAATTTCCATGCCTCGATGAATTTATCGGAGTTGAACTTATCGGGAAGCTTTACATCGAGCTCAGTAACCGGCGAAATAAATTTACCAAGCTCATTGACCAGGCGTTGTGATTTTTCCCAGGCGCGCTTAATGGAGAGCTTGCGCTTATACATTTCGGCAGAATCGGGGACAACTGAGATGAACTCTTCGAGCTTCTCCTGGAAGTCGATAAGAATTTCATAGAGGTTGTTGTAATGCTGGATCATAGTTAACTGGCTAAGCAGGTAATGAACAGGAGAAGTAAAATAGCAGGGAATAACAGGATCAGAATCACCAGCGCGATCAGGCTCGAGAAGATGGATAAGTTTGATAGTTTATGCCAGGTGCTTTGCATTGGAGTGCTCATATTATTGTAGTTTGAATTCCGTAATCGAATTCGTTTTTCAGTATTTTGACATGCCTGGATAATTCACCGGCATTATGAGGTATAAAAATGGTTTTCTGATTTGTTATAAGTTTATACCCCTGCTTACGAATGACTGAGTGCAGCCTGTATCGTTTCATGTTTCGTTTACTTACCAAATACATTGCGCGGATTTTTATTTGTGTTGAAACGGTAGTAGTTATTTTTAAAAGCAGGCGCTTTAAAATTGAGATCGATGGTGCCGATGGCCTGAAGGTATTCGGCTTCGGTAATTTGTGTGCAGTTGTGTTCATCCCAAACAGGATAGGACTTCTCGACCTTTTCATAGCGGTTACCAAACTCGGATTTCAGCCATATTTCGCAACTTTCGTTGCTGGTTTTGACATACTTCTCGGAAGAAGCATAGGTGATTTTATAGAACCAGTATTGTGGCATGGGTTTAGATTGAGATGTGTTCGGTTAGGGCATGCGCTTTTTTGGCTTCTTTCCAGTCGATTTTTGGATGTACCTTAAGTGAATCTAACTCGGCCTGATCAGCTTTTGCCTTGGCTTGTTCGAGCTTTTTGCGCTTGAACCAGGATAAGTCTTCGTGGTTTTGGGTTTCTGCTGCAGCATTGTTACTCATTGGTTGCTCGGAAGTGGTTGTTTGAGCTGGGACGGTGGTGACAATTGGGACGGGTGTGGTTTTAGTTTCTTTGGGCTGTGGTTTTGCTGCAGGAGAAACAGGGATGTAAGGTACACTGCCTGTGGATGTTTGCTTTGCGGCTGCTTTGCAAGCATCGGAACAATATACCTGCGAGTTAAAGCCCTGGTACGAACCATTACAATGCGCGCAGGTTTTGGTAGTTTTGCCGGCCGGTTTGCCTTTGAGTGAATTGGTTTTGCCGCTGAGCGGGTGTGCTGATTTTTGAACGGTGACGGGTGATGCGGTTGTGGTTTTGACAGGGGCGGCGGGTTCAAGGTCAGCGGTTTTTATGAAGCCGACTTTGGCGGGTATTTTTTCAGTATTGAGTTCGGTTGATTGGAGGTAAAGCTGTTCAACTTTTTGAAGCTTGTGGCTGAGATCGTTAAAACCTTTATCGGATATTGCGTGCATGATCTCCTCAACGGAGATTTCGAAACTTACATTTATTTTCATATTGTTTGAATTATTGGTTACAAATTCGTTTAGTTCACCGGGGTATTTTTTGGCGAGCCATTGATCAATTAGCTCAACCAGGGCGCTCATATATTGAGTATATTATGAATGTGATTGCTTGCAGTTTTATATTCGCGCTCATCGTGAACATAGCGTAGCTTTTGAATTTCGGGCTTTATTGATTGCAGGTGATGCTCTGCCCAGCGGTGTATTGGCGTTCCGCTTTTTGTAGTGCCGGCAAACACTGTGCACGGTATGCATGCGCGCGCGTGAAGCTTGGTAAATAGTTTTTCGGATATGCCCAATACCCTGGCAGCATTGCGCTTATTAAGCACGTTGATTATGCCAGCACGCGGACCTGCTTGCGCCGGAACTGTGGGTACAAATGCCTTGCAAATGCGATCAACCAGCTCTTCGGGAGAGATGTTTGTTACCTGAACTGTATGCATGGTTAGGGATATTAAGGATTGTTTTTACAATGCAATAGGGTTTGGGATCGAGCGGAGTTGAATAAGGGCAGCGTCGGTTAGCTCCCTTGCTATTGCATTGAGTATATTCAAAGTGTAATTGATTATTATCATCGATGTCCGGAATCGAGTCTAGTGAATCCCAATTACAAGCAATGAACTGCCGAACAATTTTAAATTCTCCGGTTGTACCGGCCGCCTTCATCTTATTAATTACTTCTCGCGATCGGTTATTGCCTAATAGTGTGATGTAAATCTGATGAACCTTAGATTCATCAAGTATTTCGCTAAGGGTAAAATACTTTTTATCAACTTTTGCCATCTGAGGTTCCGCTGTGAGAGCACTACGATGATTAAAAAATTCGATCATAACAAGTTGTATTAATTAATCTATGACCAAATAATCTTTACTACAATAAATCTTCCATAATAGCCCCAATTTCTTGGTCTAAATCTGCCTATACCAATAAGCTGACCTGATGTTTCCAATACCTTTCTGAAAATATCTTCAGTAATAATATCATCGAAAATGTGATAAGTTACGTCGGCCTTCCATTTGCGTATAACCGGAAAAATTCGCTCCACTCTTGTTGTTCCTCCCCTACGACCATCAGATGGTACTAAATAGGTCTCACTTTCTACATCGTCCTTATGAATGTTTATAAAAATCTGATCAACTACCATTACGCCAGATTCGAAATTTTTTGTAAAGGTTGATTTGCCTTTACCTGGCACTTGAAGCGATAGGTACTTTGCTGCTTCCTTTAAACTATTGCAAAATTGCATTGGCGGAATGAATACATTTCCTGAATCGTCATAATGAAGCCTTTCTCTCCATGTGCGTTTTTCATAAGCTGCTGGCAATTCTTTTTCCAGCTTTTCAGTTTGATGATATCTACCTTGTGAATAAGCGCTAACGCTTTCTAATGTTACAATTGCTTTTTTCATAGTTTGGATTTATTTAAATTAAAAAACCTTGACTAAACATACCCGGACAAGACAGAATGAGACCCAACTTGACCTGACTCAATGCACCAGTATTTTTATATTTGAGTTAATGATTAGCATAAAAAACCTTGACTTGATGCAACCCAACTTAACAAGCTCCGCCCAAATTTGACACACGTAAACTCGCTAAGAGTGATTTTATATTTGAGTTAATGATTAGCATAAAAAACCTTGACTTAATAGGAGACGCATTAATCTGCCATAACTTAACTCGACTTGCCATGACTTGTATTTATATTGAAATTTGCTTGTAATTAGAAACCTTTTGAGGAGATATTGCTTTTCTACCATTCTCTGCCGCCAGTCTAATGGCTCCAAAAGCAGCTCCTATAAAGTTGATCTGTTTGCGTTCTATAGCTGTAAGCTTATCATAAAATGCCTGGTTCAAATTCAAGTAACTTTTTTCTCCGCGCTTAACGGCATTATCAATTTTTGTTAATTTATGCGTAAGTATCCGAGTGGTGTTTTTTTCCCAGGCCAGTATAATCCCCTCGTTAATTACTCGCTCATATTCTAATTTCAGTTTATGTAATGCAGTTCGGAGATAAGATTTTCCAGCAGTGTTCATTTTAACTCCAGTTGCGCGCTCAATCATTTTATAAGTGATTAATGCGCCTGGATGTTGAGTAGAAAGAAAATTGACAATTAGAAGTGTTTTTTCACTAATTTGAGGTATAGTTTTCATAATCATATTTGGGTTTTAATTATTTTATTAGGCTCTGGATTGTAGGCTATCCTTGCCACATATGCTGGGGCCAGACCAGTAATCTTGGATAACAGTTCATGGATATACCAAATTTGTAAAGCGCATGCGCGACTCCGGAGGATATCGGCAATGCGTTTAATGTAGATATTTCTTTGTGCCTTGCGCTGTGGATCAGCATCGGTTATTATTTGAATGTATTTATCGGCCTCGAGCTGCCCTACTCCAGCCATTCTTAGATTGCTTTTAACGACTTCGGTTTCTGCTTGATATTGAATCACAATCTTTTGCATAATTTGGTTTGTTTATTGTATAAAATATACGTATATTTTATACGTAAACCTAACTCATTTGTTAGACGCTTCCAAATTATTTATACATAATTTGTTAGACGTTCGTCAAAATATTTATATATAACAGTGTATCATGTTATTAAAAAGTAGGATAACAAAATTATGTGAGGAGAATAAGTTAACTGTTAGAAAACTTGCAATTGATACAGGATTTTCTGAGCAATCGTTTTATAGATGGTTTAATGAAGACACAATGGAGTTAAAGCACCTGCGGAAGATTGCAGATTACTTTAAAGTTGACTTGAATTATTTCTTCGGGAAAAATGAAGATTCGAATACTTATCAGAAAAAAGTAAATGAACGGCCTGCTCAAATCAGAGAGCCTGAGGAAACCTATACTATAAAAGATAAATACATAACAGTACTAGAAGAAAACATGCGATTACAGCGTGAAATAAAGGATGTAAGAGGCGAATTAGAAAAATGTAAAGCCGAAATAGATGTGATAAAAACAAAACAACTGGCTTAAAAAGGGCACAATATTCGGTAATACGTATGTGGTTACGCTTAACACCTTTTACTTAAACGGATTAAATTGAAAATGGGTTGGGGGGTGGTGATGGAGTAATTGAAAAATAAATGAAAAGGAATGGAACCGGGAAAACTAAGTTCACTCAGTTTGAGTTATGAGACCTTTATGAAAAGGGCTTTTAAGACTATCGACACAGCTAATCATACAAAATTGCACGCAGCTGTAATTGATAATATGATTCACACCCAGGAAGGATTAAATATAAAATACCTGGGCACGTTTGAAGAACAGTTTGATATGGCCAGGGAGTATATAAACGAAGGGTTTGAAAAGCTTTTAGAGCAAAGCAAATATAAAAAACATTTCAACCAGATAGCTGAATATTGGAGTATGGTTAAACAATCGGTTTCAATAGAAACAATACTAGAATACCTGGATAAAGTAAACGAATTGACTAGGTCAAGTTCCTAAAGAAATTCAGAAGCTCCTTGTTTAATAAGATTTGTGCGAAACTCTTCAAACTGACCAGCCTTGAGCAATTCTAACACACCATATACATCTGATGCAGGGACCACTCCTTGCCATAACATTTTGCGTAATCTTCGATATCTCCAGCTGGCGAATTCATTAGATGGTACAGCCCGTTTTTTCAAATATTCAAGCGCCTGTGCGATTGTTTCGGTTTTTATCTGGTCCATAATTATAGATTTTAATTGAACCCAAATATAAATTGCATTGCAAAAACCCTAAAGGACACAATTTTGAAAAAGTTAATATGTATAATTCTGTTTGTTTCATTGTATGCGATATCGTATTCGCAGGAACCCTTGACGTTTTCAAAAGTTATTCAGACAGACAGTATTGAGAAAGATAGACTATTCGCTATTGTTAATGAGTGGTTTGCCGTGGAGTTCAGATCAGCAAATAAGGTTATTCAAATGTTGGATAAAGATGCCGGCATTATTATCGGAAAAGCAAATGATGAATTCAGATATCCCGGCCAGCAAAAATGTTTTGATGGCATTCTGCAGTATACCGTAAAAGTAATAATTAAGGATTACCGTCTTAAAATAGAAGTAAATGATTTTAGACATCAGAATATAAACAATTCAGGGCTTTGCAATCTTGGCTTAATAACTACCGCTGATAACTATAGAGAAAGTGGATTTGGAGCAAAGTATGATAATGTTGCCTGGGCAGATTTAAAGAAAAAATCAACTGTAATTGCAGAGTATTTTATAAAATCTCTTTCTGATAAAACCAAAAATATAAAAGCATCGGAAGAAGATTGGTAAAGTTACCCCGGCTCAGGTCTTAAACCTTGTATATAATTGATAATAAACGCTAAACAGAAAATAAAAGTAGTTCCGCCGGGGTCACTTAGGTTGACATCTCAATTAACGAGAAAGTGACAAAAGCATGCTAATTAAAGTTAGCATGCTTATTTACCCCGAAGGTTTACTCTTTAAGAAATGTATAAATACCCTGAAAAAGTAAAATAAAGTTACCCCTATAGTAATTGTTTGTTACCCCAACTGTATTGCACCATGAGAGTACCTGAACCAGGCTTTTTTCTTAAGCGCCCAAAGGATAAAACGCAAACGGCAATTGTAATGGTTGTGCGTGTGAACCGGACCGAGATTTTGAAATATTATACACGGGAAAGTATTCTGGAAGACCAGTGGGATGCTGCCGGAAAAAAAGCTAAGGAGGGTAAGTATTCTCCGGAAGGATGGGAGGTTAATATGCGCCTGCAGAAATACCGGTTAAAGTTTAAAAGCCTATTTAGGGAATTGATTGATAAAAAGATTTTGCCGACAAAAGGAATTATTAAAAGTAAACTCGATGAGGAATTCTTTGATTTTTTGGAGCGGCCATCGGGCCTGGTGAAATATTTTGAAGAGATGATTGAGCGCATGAAAGATCACAAGCTGCTATCGGAAGAAAGTAAACCATATGCGCCCGGCACAATTGGCACATTTAATACGGCAGTGATGCACCTTAAAAAGTATGAGGAGATCCACAGCCAGGTGCTGAGCTTTGAAAATGTTGACATGGCATTTTATTATGACTACCTGGATTATTTTTACTCGGCCAATTACTCGACAAACGCCATATTTAACCCGATAAAAAAGCTGAAGCAAGTGCTTAAGCAAGCGGAGCAGGAAGGGCACAAGGTTAACCCGGCATATAGAAACCGGAGGTTTATTGCCCCTGCAGAACTCACTGATAAAATTTACCTGAAGGAAACTGAAATTCAGAAGATTTATGAAATTAAATATGAGCTGTTCAGCCAGATCGACAATGTGCGGGACCGGTTTATATTGGCATGTTGCACCGGTGTGCGCTTTAGTGACTATGAAGAGGTTAAAGAGGATAACATATTCCGCAATGAGCACGGCGAATTTGTGCGCGTAAAGGCTGCAAAAACCGGCACGGTTGCTGTAATTCCGCTGAACTTTATGGCGAAGGCTATATTGGCAAAGTATGAATATAACCTGCCCAAGGTAATAGGGAATGCAAATTTTAATGTGTATTTGAAAACGATTGGAGTGGATGCAAAGCTGACTGATGACATTAATTTAAATTCGACCAGAGGGGGTAAATCTTTAACGGAAACGAAGAAAAAGCACGAGCTGATACAAACTCACACCGCGCGAAGATCGTTTGCTACAAACTTGTTTTTGGCGGGATATTCGAATAATGAAATAAGAAAGATAACCGGGCATAAAACTGAAGTTGAATTTTTAAAGTATATAAGGGTGACCAGTGAAGAAGTTGCTTTTAAAATGGCGCAAGATCCGAGGTTCTCAGACCGGCACTAACACTGTGTTTTTATTAACCACTTCGCCAGATTGTAATATTTCGGCATCGATGCTTTTAACCAGGTAGTTTAGGTGATTTACCCGGTATTTTTTCCACCAGGCAAATGAATTAAGCATATGAGCCGGCCATGCGACATACCTGGTTTCCTCACGATAACGGTTAACCATTAAATTAACATGATCGAGGTGGAGCTGATTGTAAAGACCATATTCGCCATCCCACCGGAGTGATAAATTGGCTGCTGGTATTTTGACGCCGGCCGGATTATAAACATCGTTGGTGCACATTGGAAAGCTAATGGTTTCGAAATGATCAGTACGCCATGCCTGGAATGAATATTCGCCGCGATAAAAGAATAAACGAAAATCGTCGTGAGTGCTTTGGTTGATGATCATGAACTGTCCTTCTTTGTTGATAAAAGGGAACATCATGTATGTAAAACTCTTTACCAATAGCGGAGAAAACTTGGTTTGAATTGAAAATTTACCTTCGCCACTTTGCAGTTGCAGAAAATTTTCGGAGTAAAAATCCCATCCGGATGAGCGTAAAAAACCTACTGTGGAATAGCGATAGTAAGCATTTTCACCGAGCACAAGACGCACATCGTTGTTGTTGCTGCCCAATAACGGTAAATCAGCAGCAGTGGCAACTGGATCTCTCAGTGTCATGAGATCGGTAATTTCGGCAATACGTGAGGACCAGTACTCATCGTCGGAAGGATTTTCATAAGCAAGTTTAAACCCACTTTCTTTGGTGATGGACTGATCGGAAACGCTGCCTGCGAACGTTGTGATATCATCGACATCGTTGCTGTTGATTATATTTTTGAGAAATATAATGCGACACTCGCGCGAGGACTCGTTGATAAATACCCGGGAAGAAGTGAGTTTTTCAACTTCTTTAAGAAAGTTGCCACACGTAATTTCGGGCAGATGATTTTTGGCTTCCTCGGAAATTAACCCGGTGACATGCGGTTTGAAAATTGTTATATAGTTGGTGCCACTAGATAATGAAGATACAATTGGCGTTATATCAAATGAGATATTGAACTCATCCTCGACAGTAACCTTAAGTACTTTATTTGATAATTGCATTTGAGCCGATAGCGGCCGTATGAATGCATAAACAAGCAGATAACTGCCATCGACAATATCGTGTGGCAGATCGCGGTGAAAAACATATTTGCCATCGGAAATACTTGCACTGAATATAATATTATCGAAACCAACTATTGGGAACTCATACTTGCCGTTTGAATTACTGTTGAACATATATAACTGGTTGATATCGGCATGTTGCTTAAGTTCGTTGCTGATTATGCCAAAGCCGAAATTACTGAAAATGCCCTCGATGACACTATTTAACTTAAGAAATGGCACCGGTGCCGTTTGCTCACCAGGAACAGGATTACCATCGACATCGAGTGCGTTCATGTAGCCGGAATATCCACCAGTGAGCGGAAAATTATCCATTAACTTGGAATTGCTTATTGGCAGGTACCTGGCATCGAACGGAATATTGATTGAACGCAGGCTCACATTGGCCAAATTCCAAAAATCGCTTTGAGAATTGAATTGGAAATCGAGATAATTATCGGTTACGGAATTGAAGTAAGTGGCGCCCATTAAAACTAAAGCGTCGGTAACTATCATGGAAGCATATTTAACCTGGTTATAACCAACCTCGGGCAGATGAAGCTGGTTTATAACATCTTTATTGCGAGCGGTATTAATGGTTTTGAGGTTATAAGTATGGCTTACCCGATCGTTAAACATTGGATTGAGTAACCGGAACGGTAATGGGCCATCAAAATCGATCTCGAGACCATTAATGTAATACTTCCGCATAGGATCAGAATTTTACGATAATATACTCCGCGGAGGATCCTACGGGAAAATCTTCTTCGAAGTGGATCCAAACGGCATTGGATCCGGAAGGACCATAACTGAAATGAATGGCGGACCAGATATCACCATCAGTCCAGTGCGATTTAATGAACACAACAGGGAAAGCGGTATTAAGCGTATGCGCAACAGTAACTTCACCGTCGATTATATCGGCAGCCAGAATAGTGCCATGCGCCGGGATGCCGATAGTGGCTGCGGAGTTAAGTTTTGAATCGTTAATATCTTTAAGCAATGCCTTAAGCTCAGCAGCATCGATTTCACCAGCATGATTGGTTGGCAAGGTAGCATCAATGCGGTCGTTTAATTGCGAATCGGTATATACTGCCATTTTATTTAAACATTAAAGTCATCACTAAAATCGTTACTGAAATCGCCCTGGATTGGTAATTCGGATCCGGGTAGAAACTCCTGGTAAAAAGTGTCATCCATATCATCGAGAGAAACTTTAAAATCAAAGTTGTGCAGGTTATCGAGGTCGGTGCGGGATGTGGGTACGTCGGCTTCTTCGATTTGAACCGCATAAACGCGATTGTTTTTAAGCCAGTAAACATCTGGGGATCCCATAAATTCATAAGCCCAATAATTATTCCAGGGATCGGGCATGTAACCGCTATTTACCATCATGGCTGAGGTATGCTGAATATCGACAGGTTTACGGCTTTGCGTGCGATCGACTTTGGCATGGATAACACGATCGTAAAATTCTTTTTGGAGCTTGTTGGATTTTTCGGCATCGCCGGTGGACCGGAATAATTCATAAACACCATAGGAATTCATAAACAGGAAATACCTGGCCATGCGCTGATAAGTATAGTCGATTTGAAAAGTTCGGCGCTCACTCACCAGGGATCCGGATCCGTTCTCGATCCAAATTTCGTATTCGGTTGGTACTTTGGCGCCGTAATCGGCCTGCTTAATGGTTTGAAAACCTACAGAAAATTCGTGAAGTGAAAATGCTGCAGCATTGAAAGTGGCAAGATCGCGAGTTTCGGCAGGATCGCTCCGGAAGCGCTCAGTTATTTTCATAACTGCATTGGGATATGCAGCAAGGAAAAGAAAATAAAGTTTTTCGGGGGCGTAAATATCGGTTTGCTTTGTAACAGGTGCAAAACTAAGGAAACGCTTTGATGATACCAAATCGGCATAAATGCTTGTGAGTTGCGTGTTGAGCGCTTTTTCTTTGGTTTGTGACATTTTGCCCGGGAGAACATAAACATAATTTGTAAGGGCGGATTCGGCAGTTTTATTATCGGCAAGGAAAGACAGGTGCAGGTGATATTTTTGCATGATGCTGTGCGCATGCCGTAATGCCGTTTCGGGAAAGGTAAAGTGACCGGTGGCATCGGTATAAAGTAATCTTTTAAGATCATATTGCAATGAGGCATCGTGACCTGTAAAGAGAAACGGAATAGATATTGGTGAACGGTAATTGGTAAGCGTGTTACCATCGAGCATTAGCTGGATGCGTAATTTATAGTTTGAATAAATATCGTCGGGGGTGAATGAGCTTTGAGTAGTTTGACAAGGACCGGCAGTGCTTGCATAAATAAGCAGGTTGTTAACGGCCTCTTTTACATAAGGCTCAAACTGCAGGCGATAATAAGTCATGATCCAGCTTCCGGAAATCATGAAATTACCTGAAAGCTGGTAATGCGACATGAGTGCAAGCTGCACTTTTATGCCCCACTCTTGCAATGACTCGGCGCCCTCCCGGACCGGATAGGTGCCTATAACACCGGTATAGTTGGAAACGCATGTGAAAGTTATGGTAATGCCGTTAAAGGTAAACACGAGGTAATTATCGACCTCGTGAAACGACTGCAGCCATATTGAGCCTTTTACTGATACTCCGAGCGCATTGTATGCATTGGATACATCGACATTAAGCAATGTTTCGTTGCCGGATATTACAACTACGGGCGGATATGTGATTGTTTTAGTGGCCAATTACTTTGCGTATTATGGTTGTGATTACAATAAGCAGAACAATTATAGAGACTATGTAAATTATCCGGAGCTTTTGCATTTTAAGTTTGCGATCGGCTTTTATATCTTCGATTACAGTTACCGTTGGTGTGACAATGGTTGTATCAACAGTGACCGTATCGGCCGGCACGGATGCTTCGATTTCGGTTGATTGGTTGTTGCGGCGAACAATTATGGTAACTCCTTTTTTTGATACAGAAATGATTGAATCGCCAGGTTGCATGCGATTGAATAAGGAATCGGGCAGGTTATACAGCGCCGTGCGTGCCGGAAAAATAACCAGGCGCGAAAACCTGGTAGTATCATTAATGACCAGCTGGGGATTATTGCGAACAAGGCGCGTCATGCGCTGCTGGGGGGAGCAGGAAAGGAGTGAAAAGATAAAAGTGAAAAGTGAAAAGTAGAAGAGGGTTTTCATATGTCGAGATTTGCAGGGTGAACAAAACCGAGGAGTCTTAAACCATTTAATGGCTTACTGAAATCTCTGCGCTTATAAGCCCATTCGAAGCCTTCGCGACCGCCAGCAGAATTACTGTTACCTTCGATAGTGAAATAATGATCTTTCATTACATCGATAACAATACCAGCGTGACCCTGCCAGGTTGCTTTATTACTTATATAATACTGCCAAAATACTGCAGCACCAGGAACTGGGATACAATTACATGGGAACGGACCACTTTTTCGGAGATTATGGTAAGATTCAACAGCGCTTTTTGATAATAGCCGGTTGATATAATCTTCAAATGCAGTTCCCTGGTAGGTTTCATAAAGAACTAATTCAACTGCCAGTGCACACCAAGCATCACCCTTAACGAATCCGCGCTCAATCATTTTCTTTTGGATCCACTCAGATTTGAAACCGGCATTGCCCGATTTCTCCTGCTGGCCCAGGAGTGTTTTTGAAAATCCGACTATGATTTCAGCAGCTTTCATATGAGTATTTATAAAATCACAAATTCAGTATTAATCCTGCAATTGTTAGTGATGCGAATACAAGTAAGTATATTAACCACCTGCGATTTACTTTTTGAACTTGTTTATCGGCTTCCTGCTTGGCTATTCGGGTTTCATACATAGCTTTTTCTTGTTCGTGCGCAATAATTGAAGCCTCAGTTTCGATTTGAAATTTATAAACAGCTGAATATGCGGTTCCGAGAGCTTCGATCTTTTTAATTAGCTCGGTTTCGGATTTTTCGCGCTGCTCCATTTGAGTGTTTAATCTTGAAACCAGCGTATAGAGCCCTGGCTGTCCATTACCTTCGACTATTTTTGATATCCGGAGCGTTCGTTCGTCGATGCGAGATATTTCAGCTTCTTTAGTGCAGGTATGTTCATCCATGATTATTATACTGTTTCCTTAGTGACCTTACTTTCAGACTTAGTTATTTCTGTTTTATCAATTTTAAGGTCGTTGCCCTTAAAGAATTCAGCTGTTATAGCACCGACACAAAACAAAATTATTGCAGCTGTGATATAAAGGATTTGAGGGTCAATAGTAACCCCCTGTATGTTCGCTTTGACTTCAAGCCAGAATATAAAACAGAAAATATATAGTACAAGCCCTTTCCTACTGGTATTTCCGTTTTGATCCTCAAAGAATCCGCCGAACCATTTAAATAAGTTTGTCATTTTATTAAATTTTAGGTTGAAAGTTTATTATTATTAATAGGATCTCCGACGCCAGTGGCTTTGAGCACGTAGGCAGCAATAACACAAATTACCATTACGCCTCCAAGCCAGTAGAGTTTGCCCTCGCTTATTTCGATAAGAAAAAAGGCAACTGGAATAAGGATCATAATTGCAAGCCTGAAATAGTAGGCTGATTTGTCGGTTTTGTTTTTGAATGTTTTCATTGGTGCATTATTTAGATTATTCTTGTGGGAATTCGTTGGCGCCGGGATCGGGGTTGGTTCCCTGGGGTACGGTGATACCTGTTAAATCGGGAGAAGGCTGTGGCGTTAGATCGATACCCTGATCGATAAGTGTTGAAGCCGGTAATAATTTCCAGTTTCCACCAAGCGGGTCGACGAAATTGTTATAGATATTCAACCCATCGAGATCAAAATTATTAGACCCGGTATAAGAGCCTAAAAGTGCGCGGTATAAATTATTTGTTACGACCGGAGATACTGTGCCGGTTAAACTAATAACGCCATAAACTGTATTGTGGTAATATTTCAGACCGGTGCCGGCAGTGAACTCGATTGAGTTGCCTGTTTGGCCAGTAAATAGGTTATGGCTTACGGTTACATTATTTGACGCCTCGTTGGTTGAACCAAGCAGGCCAATTGCTGCGCCAATGAATTGATTACGGCGGATTGTGCTATTAAGAAAATCGCGAATAACTAAAGCCACATTTGCGCCGGAAGCGGGTGTAAATAAGTTATCCTCAATTAACATATTGGCATATGGCCAGTAAGGAGTTGAGCTTTGATGAAACCGCAGCCCTGCGTACAAATTGTTTTTAAACCAGTTGTTTCGAAAAGTTAATCTTGCCGGGGTAACATGAGCGTCTTCGATATTATTTAGTTCGGGCCCTGATGGGGTAATGACATAGACTCCATTATTAACACCCTCGAAAACGTTATCGATAAACTTAACATCTTTTTGCCTTACCTGAATTCCGCCTAAAGCAGTTGAAGGCAATGAAGTTGTGTACGGATTATCTCCTTTGGTGTAAGAGTGACGGATAATACTACCTTTTCCGTTTGTGATTCGGAATGCAAAACATGGAAACTGGTCAATAAAAGGCCCGAACCAACAATTTGTAATTGTTACGGGGCCTGAACCTATTTTGATGTAGGCTTTGTTTTCGGAACCAAGTCCGGATATTCCTGCGGTGTCGAATCTGACATTAATTAATTCGGTAGGCATGACCCATGCGCTATCAAGATAAGTCATGTCGTGAAACTTAAAAGCATCGTCGTTACCATATCGGTTACAGTTCATGATATCGAGGTTATAAAACCCGTATTCACAGTTAGGAATAGAACTTTTAAATGCGCTGGAATAATAGTTTTGCATGTGCAGGTCATAGAAATATATATGCTTTGCAAGCCTATCGGGATTGGTATCATACCACGGGGCTGCGTTAACATTGTAACCAAGGAAGAATCCGATATCGGCATTAGCATCGTTACCAGTATCGCGGAAACGTGGTTTTGCACCTGCACCATAAGCGCCTATGATTGTAGGATGCTCAGCGGTTGCAAGATGAAAGCTGAATGAAATCATACCGCCATTCAGAAAAGTTTTGCCGCGCTCCATAAAATAGGCATGGCCCGGTGTTTTTGCGCCTGTAGTTGGCATATAATGCGCAGGGGTGGTTCGAGACAAGCCAGTACCAGATCCGCTCCAATTATAAAAATGGCAATAGGCACGCTCCTTAACCCATACCTGAGCCGTATCGTCTTCGTATCTTAGGCCGGAATCGTAAGTGCGAACGATTAAATTAATGACAGTATCTTGCTGAATAATTTTACCGTCGATTTTAGCGGCATTTGAAATGGAAATGAGACCCGTGGATGGATTAATTGCGAAGGCGCCATCGTGAGAATTCTGTAATGAGTAGGAAATAGCTCCAACGCTCTGCCATGTCCATGTTTTAAGCCAAGTGCCTACATGATCATTAGTATTAACATCCTCGGGTATTGCAAATTTTTGCTTTACGGCCAGTGCATAATTAGGATTATAGCCACCGTAAACAGGTACATCAGCAGGCGGGTCAACCGGAGGTATTACAGGATCTGCCTGCCGAGATGGATCATAAAACGTTTGGAAATAAACCACCCGGTTTAATGGTTTTCGCTTTTTTGCAACCGGTTCGGGAGATGCTGTGCCAATATAATTGCCATTAACAAGGCAGGCTATATCATCATTGGTTGGTTCAAAATCAGTGAAGGCCATGAACTCATCGATTTGCCCGTAAAAATCGCTATTGCCATAATAATCGGCCCCTATTCTTATGCTGTCGTTTGAATTAAAAGTTAAAAGTACAAGCGAATCGAGTAAAGTAACACGACTGCCATCGAGCCAAACTCTTACGGCTGTGTTTGATACTTTTTTTTCGAGATAAACGCCAAAATGATGCCAGGTAGCGGATGAAACTGTGAATGCAGATGTACTATTTGACGAAGTATAAACCCGAACTGAATTAGTTGCTTTGCCCATAACATAAAAATTGCTTGTTGAATTAGCAATGCAGAAAAACATCCTGTCAGTTGTTATATCGGCCTGAGTTCTGGCCCAAAAAGAAAAAAACATTTTATCGCCGTAATCAACTTTAGGAATACGCGCCCAATCGTTACCGCCATCGAGCGTTAATGAATGTGATCCGAAAGCTTTTGTTGTGCTGGTATATGAGGCAGCGCCATACCGTTTAATTGTGCGGCCGTGCACGCTTGAATCGGCATCGGTATTATCAGAAGTATAACGATACAATGGATCGTAAATTTTAGGATTGCAATCACCTGCAGCTGCTGTAGTAACTGTTATCTTTAAAACGTTTGAGTAAGTAATTCCGCATGATGCATCAGAGGCGCGCCTCACAAACCAAGTTGTTTCGGTTAATGTGCCATGATTATAGGTTGTTGAGTTTGAGGACGGAATATCGATCCATACTCCGCTGCCGGCAACATTTGAGGTAGTGGAATATTGCCAGGTGTAAGTGAAAGACGAGGATCCTCCGGAGGCGGAAACCGAAGAAGTAAATGCAGCCACATCAGCTCCGGGAGCTATAGTTTGATTTGCAGCCACCGTTCCACCAACAAGAATCGGGCGCACAGTAACGGTTAATACATTGGAATATAATATACCACACTCATTGAGAACACGCCGGGTGTAATAGTTTGTTACATTTAGTGCTCCGGGATCGTAGGTTGTTGAATTGGATCCGGAAAGATCATACCAGGTTCCGGAGCCTGCTGTGGAGGATGTGGTAGATCGCTGCCACAGATAGGTGTAGATTCCGGACCCTCCGGATGCCGGGGATGTTGATGTGAATGCCGCTACATCGGCACTGTAACAAATAGTTTGAGTGCCGGTTACAACACCGCTTGTAAATTGCGGGTATACAGTTATTGTGACCACATTGGTATAAAATGTATTGAAATCATCGGTAACCTTGCGCGTATAGTAAGTTGTGGTGGTTAAAGCGGCAGGATCATATGTGGCGGTATTGGATGATCCGATATCAGACCAGGATCCGGAACCTGCAATATTTGATGTAGTGGAATATTGCCAGGTATAGGTTAAGGTTCCGGTGCCACCCGAAGCGCCAACAGAACTCAAAAAAGCATCGGGATTAACATTATAACAGATTGTTTGATTGTCGGTAATTACGCCTGGAGATAACGTAGATATTCCGGTTACCGCAAAAGCTAAGTCTCCGCCAGCTCCACCAAGTACTTCCCAGGAAGACCCATTATAGGTATAAGTTGTTCCTCCGGCATATGTTCCGGATATTTTAAAATAAAACTGACATTGACTAACTGAAGAAATTTTAATAAAATATTGAGTGCCTGGCTGAAGTAACACAGAACTCATTTGAACTGCTGTTGCCCAAGTAGTTGATCCGTCAGCCGGAATAGAACCTGTGCTTATAGCAGAACCTGTAGGTAAACCTGAAGAAGTAGCAAATAACTCATATAAAACAACTTCATTAGTAACTCGGTTATAAGTTTGTGAGATTGTTTGAAGATAATAATTTTTGTTTTCGCCAACAGTTCCGATTGTAAAGGTCTGACCTATCTCAGTACGCAACTGATAAGCATTTGCCTCAGAATACCATTCTATATTTTCGGCTTTTAAAGAAGCAAACAAAAACAAAAAGAAAATAAGGGAATATAAATACTTAATCATGGTTTTTGGAATGTTAACTGAATATTCATGCCGTATGGAGGAGTGTCACCAATTCCGAGCACAGTTTTAAAACGAATACGATCGCCACGGACAACATCGTCGTAGCTTGCATTAATGACTGCATCGGTAGTAAATGTTGCTCCGGTAGAAGTCATATTAACTTCGGTTCCGGATCGATTACGCCAAACTGTTACAGTTGGTACCTTATTGCCCTGGCTTTCGCGATAGAATAATTCAACATCGATAAGATTAGTGCCATGAAGCAAAGAACCAATTGATAACTCATAGCCAGTAGAATCGGGGCTAACTACGATGGTATCGGTAACTACTACCTGAATTGTTTGCGCAGGTTTTAGAATTTTTAAGGCGCCGGTACTTGTTGAACCCATTACTTCGTTAACGCCGGTTGCCTGATTGGTAACTCTTATTGTATCGTTATCAATTGATATGTTTGTGCTGCCAGCGACCGAATCGGCGCCAGTTACATAAACAGCCTGATTGGGTGTTGTAACAGGTCCGCGGATGGTTCCGGATCCGCCACCATGGGCATTGATCATTTTATGCACCGCAGCCTTTGAAGGCGCAAAGGCGCTATCAAATGAATGCTGAGCGGTATCGTTAGTAAAACCTTGAAAGTAATCCTGATAAACGCTATTTGTTGGAAAAATAATTGTTTGCACGCCACCCATAGTCACACCAACCGGTTCAGTATTTGCCCCAAAATACATAGTTGCGCTTCCATTGGGGGATATTTGTACGCCGGATCCACCTGAATATTTTTTAACCCATCCGCCGCCAACAAACTGTACCTTATCAGTAAGGTATATGACATCAGTCGTATCGGAGTAAGCAACAGATGGGTAAATGGGTTTCCAGGATCCACTATGTTTTATCCATAAGGTATCGTTGTGGTTAGCTAGCTGCATTTGCACGCCGGTGGGAAGGTTGGTGAACGGATCGAGCATTAGGGTGCCATAAATACGCACAGGGCTATATATTGGATATTCCTGGGCGGTACTGGCAATTGATACCAGGCAAAGCGCTATGAATAGTAACTTTTTCATGCTCCTAAAATTTGAATGATTAAACCTGGGGCGGCAATAGCGATGGCTGACCGGATATCGACTGAATTGCTCGGATTGGCCGGGGTATAGGTTAGTATTTGCACCATGGCATTGTTTTGATTGTCGGAGGCGCGAACGTTAATGATGTAACCTACGGCCAGATCTTTATCGTGAACGCATGATTTGGTTACACCGGCAACCAGGGCGCCGCTTGCGTATTCGTAAAATACAATGGTGGATCCGGGAATAACATTACCGTTGGCATCAAATACGGCAGGTTTACCGATATCACCTACCACAACCGGATATTTATCGGCTTTATCATCGACTATTGCTTCGAGTGCATCGACTTCAGCCTGAATATCGGCAAGAACAGCAGCGGTTGCATAGGCGCTATCGTGATTATGAGCGGATGTAGCAAATGAGCTTGCACCGTATGCGCTTTCGACGGGATGCCCACTGGCATCGGATGTAATAAATTTGGTTTGCGCAGGTGCAGCTACCTTATTGGCATAGGTTGTGTGGGCGTGGTTTTTAAGAGCGAGCTGAAATTCCATGAGCCACCGGCCGGGATCACCGGAATTAATATCGGTTGGTTTAAGAACGGCAAAGCCATCATCGGATGCTGTGCTTGTGGTTTCAAATTGATAGGTTATTTGGTTTTCGAGGCACTGGATCCTGTCTTCGTCAACGTGGGTTGTTTCCGCGCGGATCTCAGCTATGGTATTATAATCGACTGCTGCAGGCAGGGTGCCCTGTTGCGTTTCAACTAACCCAAGGCGGGTAAGGATGCCCTGCCAGAGTTTTGATGTCCAAAATGATCGTGCCATTGCGTAATTTTGGCACTAAAGTGAGGCAATGAGTCGAAAGCGGAAAGGACAGATTTAGGGGGATAGTACTTAAAGACCCGTATGTTTTATTTTTAATTAAATTCCAATGTTTTTAACCGAATATGTTTTTATGCAACCAACAAAATTGTTACGATTGCTATTACTATATATGATGTGGGGGTCATTTTATCTTGTTATTACGGCTTTATTTTTACCCATAAAACCTTTCCATTATATTGTGTTTCAGAAGTCTCGCCTATTTCATAGAGTTGATTTAAAATCCACCCATTTGTTGTTGCTGGTTTTCTTATTGTTATATAAAGATGCGTTGGTATTCCATATATTTTACTTAATACAAATGAATGACCGTTATTATTACTTGTTATTATTCTGTTTATTTTTTCATCACTAGCTATTAATTTACCTGTCGAACTCATCAATAAATCCATGCAAGGTTTAGGCGTTTTGAATATAATAACTTGACTCTCTGCGTTGGCTATGTCATTATATGATAACTTTCTAATGCCACACATTGCAGGGTCGTCAGTTCTGTCGCTCGACCAAATTACACTATCATTATAAAATGCCATACCTGCTGATTTAGCATCATATCCAGATAATATTGTGGTCCAAGTCCACGTATCAGCAACCCAGTTATATTTACCTTTAATCCAATGATTTTCTTCGTTAACTGTATTATGGTCACCTGTCTGAAACCAAAATGAAGTATCTTTTTCCTGATAATTAACCGCGTGGCCGTGCCTATATGTTAACGGAGAAAGTGTAACCCCTAATTTAAATGCGCTTTTTACTGTAAGGCCATTATCTTTTGTATACCACACATTCATTATCGTGTTTTCAATACCCTCAGTTGTAGAGTAATTACACCATACCCGAATCTCACCATAGCCAGGAAATGTTATATTTTGATCTGGAATAACATCATCAAAATTATCCATAGTTGTGGGGGTATAATCATCGCCACTAACATCTTTTGGGGTTATAACTGATACGGTTTGTAAACTGTCCGTTGAAAGGTATAATTTAGTATAATCAGCCCATAATATATTACCATTTTCAAAAATATGAGCAAATTGAGTAGTTGTTAACCCTGCTATAGTTTTAGAATACGGATAAGTCAATCCCTCATTTAGTGAATAAAACATTGTTGTTCCATACTTTCTTAAAACTTTACTATCCCTCGTAGCATTTACTGAACTTGTATCTGATTTCCAGAATATATGATCATTTTCGTATATTCCGGCAAAAACATAATCTCCACAATATTGATCTACTATCTTAGCATAAGATGACCCTGTTTTATTTGATGCAAAAGAAAGTATTTCTTTAAGTACACTCCTGTCTTTATAGCTATGATTATCAATCTTAACAAACCACAACCCTTTATATCCAGTATTACACCATGTTTGTAATAAAATATTATTGAACTCAGATGCATGCCAATGCTTTTGAGTGCTATCATTTGTTGCGTCATAATAATAAGTAGCTGCATCTCTTGCATAATTATTATACATAGCCGTATTTGACCTGTTAAATAAGTTACTCTGAAAATATATAAGGGAATTAGATAAATTATGGTAATTAGTATTTCCTGCGTGATTTGAATGAAGTGTAGCTCCTACAGGTAATATAGGTGTATTTAAAGGGACTCCCGATTCTGCGTATGGAACATAAACATCATATAATCCACTCTCATACAAAGAATAACCTTTATCCAACCCGTATCTAGACCCAAAAGATCCATATTTATAACTATCTGAAGTTAACTTAACGGTGGTTAAATGATAACCATTTCCACTTGCATCGTATAAATAACTTCCCCAACCATCAAAATTAGGATAATATGCTTCATGTCCAGTAACGTGTACTCTATTATATAAGTTTGTTTTTTCAGTAGGCGTCAATAATTTAAGAAGAATACCAACATCTGAAAATGATGCTTTTGTAATTGACCCTGGATGGACTATGCCTCCAGTATTGTTGTTTCCGGCTCCAATATAAAATTTAAAAATATCAGACATTGCGGAAAATGTTCCCGTAAATTTAACAGCTCCTATCCGCACATTGTCAATATATAATCTCATACTATCTACAGTCTGATCTATTTCCATAATTATAAAATGAGGTAATTGATCAGTAATTAATACATTAGAAGTAATTATTTGTATCCCGCCGCTTGGATGTGCCTGACATCTTATTTTATTATCAGTGTCACAATAAATTCCATATCGGCCAGCAAAATTGCCGAAAACAAGTTTTCCTCCAAAATATTTAAGTAGCCCCCCTGTTGCATCTTCATTCTTAATCCACATATAAAATGTAAATTTATCATTTACTCCTATATCTAAAGCCCCGCTATCGGCTATATAAGCATACTCTGTGCCTAATGGTTTATATATATAGGCCGGTAGAATTGTTGCATTAGAATCAAATTCATCAACCATTGTCAACTCGTCTCTGCCGGTTACATGAAAGTTTATGTTTTCTTCTGTGAAATACTCATCCCAATTTCCCACCGCCTCCACCCTGCCCATTGAGGTTACTGTTCTATTATTTTCCTCAGCGGAAACAGTTACGGTGTCGATTATATCAGTATTGACAACGTGAAATTGCCCGTATGTTGAAAAGGAGCAAATACAGGATAAAAGCAAAAGATATTTTTTCATGTTATTGCTTGAAATAATAGTTAACTGACCCCGATCGGTAGTTTGTTTTTATAAGCATGATACCAAATTTGACCCATGTCATATGATCATCCTGGTATGTACGGGATGCATGAATGACGCCATTTTCATCGCGATAAAGATCGGCTACCGGGTTAATTGTAACGGGGAAGGTTACGCCAGGGAAAGGATAATAACTGAAAGATCCGTTATTGGTATTTGCTACAACAACCGCGAATTTTACATTAGTGGTGTCCAGAGTTTGGTACTGGGCCTCAAGCGACCATGGTTTATCCTTGAAGCTGGTGGCCCAAATGAAGGTTGTATCCGCTGTAGTGGAATCAAACACGAATGATCCTGACCATGCGTAATTCTGCGCCGAGGCAGTTAAGCTCACGGCGCAGAAAAGGAGAAGAAGAATGCGTTTCATTATTCGGTTACTGTTAAGGTTATGCCCTGCAGGGCGATATCGGTGCTGCCGGCTGTGGTTGCTGTGATTAGCAAATAAAAGGTTTCATTGGCTGCTACAACCTCGGTTAATCCGGTTTTTACCGCATTGGTTGCTGATAGTGCTGCATCGGCGGTTACGGATACGTTTGAGGCCAGGCCAGCAATTGTGGCATCGGCAACATCAGCAGCTGCAGCGGTATGCTTTCGGAGCTCGGCGGTTATGGTTACGGTTCCACCCGCGCTTTCGATTTGTCCGATTACTGAAAAGCCGGTAATGGTTGCGCCGATTTTTAACGGATAATTGATAGGCACAATTAGCGTTGAACCGGTTTGTGATGCAGGAAGTGTGGTGAGTGATGTATTTGCCCCGGCATTAACTACCCAGCCTGCTGTAGCGCCTACTTTTGCACCGGTTAAGGGCAACACATAGGTGCTGTTGGCATTTACAACGAATTTTTCAACGGTGCCAACCATTACCTGGAGCTTGATGCCATCGGATTGAATGGTTACACCATCATTCAGCTCGATAGTGGAATTGGCGCCAGGCTGAATTTCAACAGCGCCGGTTGCGTTGCGCTTTTTATACCTTACACCACCTTCGTAATTTTGCGTTTGCGCGAAAATGCCTGTAAAAAGAAAGCCACAGACCAGGAGAAGAATTAATTTTTTCATGATTTTTTAGTTTTTCTGAGTTGAATTATTAATAATTTGAATGTGAATGTACCGGGTTGAGAGTATATGCCAAAGGACAAAAAGAAATGTGCCAATTTTTTAATATGCCAATGTGCTAATGATGTGTGTGTGTGAGGTGGAGTGTGTGTGGTTAACGGGCGGCACGAGCATCCATAGCCTCCTGTTTTGATATTTGCTGGCGCATTTCGAATATTTTGGTTTGGTCGAAATTGGAATTAACACCCTCTGTGAGAAGTTTATTAAGTAGAATGTTTTGGCGTTCCATGGTTGCCTGCATAAAATTTAAGCTTTGTGTGCTTATTGTTGTTTGACCTGATCCTGAGAAACCTCCATCTGCCCGGCCGGGTAAAGTGGTACTTTGGGCATAAGAACTGTAACCGAGGCGGCGCATGCGCATTGGCTCAATCACATTGCTTATAAAGGATCGTACTTCAGGTACTGCCAGTTCTTCCTGGGCGGTTACGTATTCGCCCCTGTGGAATGTATCGCCTGATGGAAGCGTGCCTGCTACTTCGTATTTACCGCCATCGCCTGAATATCCTCCTGTGAATAATGATTTGGCTTTGTTGCGCTCAGCGGATGCTTTGGCGATTTGGGCAGCACCTAATATACCGGTAAATACAGCCATAATACTACCTAAGATAGGACCCAATTGGGCATATCCTTGCATTATTCCGAGGGCAGTACTGGCAATTATTTGCATAACCTGAAGCGCAAACGTTTTGTCGGCATATTTTTTCTTAATTTCCTTTACCTTCTTTTCCTTCTCTTCCTCGAGCCTGGCTACCTCAGTTTTATTATTACCAGCAAGCTCTATTTTACGATCATAATCTGCTTCAAGATTAATCATTTCTGTGTCCTGCAGGGTTGATGCTATATTTGAGAATGTTGTTGTCAACGCTTCAGCTGCGGCAAAATATTTCTTTAATTCTTCTAATCCTTCCTCTTTAAATTTACGATCGATCTCAGCTTTTCCTTCCTGAAATGCTTCCTCAATCTCCAGTCGCATTTCATTGGTTAGAGAATCATTAGCCAGTATTTTATCACGAAGATTAGTAAGATTATCTATTTCTCTTTTTTGCAGCTCATCAGCCGACATACCCTGGAACTCTTCGAGAAACGCCAGGCGATCTTTTTCAAAATCTTCAGCTATTTTGCGTTTATCTTCAGCAAGCTTTTTCTCTGCAGTGAGTGATTCTTCCGCCATTTTTGCTTCAGCATCGGCTCGTTTTATGGCAATTTCCTGGTCACGAATACCTTCGATTTGCGCAATGGCATTAGCGGCCTCTTCAGCATTAATTATTTTATCTTCAGCCGCTTTTTTAACGGCGTCGATTTCCTTGGCATAGCGATCTTTTATATTTGTTAATTCCTGATCGAGTTCAGATAATTGAGAATCCTGGTATTGCTTTGCCATTTCGGTTAACCGGGCATATAGGGCTGCTTTAGCGGTTTTAATTGCTTCGCTATCGTCAGCGCCTCCGGGTTCGGTTGAAGATTTTGCATCCTGAGCGAGCAATGAATCGCGCCTGGCTTTTGTACGTAGCGTATTTTCGAGCGCTGAAGAATCGGCTTGCTGCCAGGCATCGTATATTTGAACAATTTTATTGAGCTCTTCATCAGTGCCTTTACCAATTTCTTTCAGAACATTTTTGGCGGCAGTTCCGGTGCGATTGTAGTTCTCTACCTGTTCTTTAGTTAGACTTTTACCTATAAGGAATTTCTTAATTTCAGCATCATAAGCCTCTTTTTGTATTGCGGCCCTCATGGCTGCCAGCTCATTTTCTTTGGTTATGATTTCATCGGCGGCCTGTATACGGGCTTTATCGTCTTTTAATTGAGAGCGTAGAATTTGTTGACGTTCGAGAATATACCGGCGTGAATCGGCTTCAGCCATTTGCAGCGAACGTGTTTTTTCTTCGATCTCATCGAGTGTTTGCGCATATTGCTTACCGCCCTGCCAGGCTTCTTTAATATTTTTAAAGAAATGTGAAAAATCGAGTGTGGCTAGTAATTTACCAACTGTTGACAGTGTGGTTTTAATGGAGCTCATTACTTCTTCAAACTTATCGGCTGATGCTCCTGCCGATTTTAATATGGCTTCACCTACCTTTAGCGCAGCTCCAAATGTGAGACCAGCAATGCCAGCCGCCTTAAGTGCTCCGCCGAGCTTACCCAAAGTACCTCCGGTTTGTGAGGATCCGGCACGAACCTTACCCATTTGAGTGTTTACCTGGCCAAGCTCGCGGTTATATTTGTTCCACTTTTCGGGTTCAAGTTCTTTGACTATATTATTCATTTTACCTCGGAGTTCGGCAGCACGTTTGGAGAGCTGACTAAAAGTCATCTCCGAGATCTTCATTTGGGAGTTTAATTTTGTCAGCTCTTCTCTATTTCGTGCAGTGGCTTCTCGGTTTGATTTTAGCGCGGTTTCGTTTTTTTTCCATTCTTCGGTGTTTTTCTTACCCTGTGATTCGAGCTTGTTTTTAATGAATAGCAGGTTTTTTTCTTCCTGGGCAAGATCCTTAATGGCACGATTCACTTTAATAAGATCATCCTGCACCTGCTTGCCTCCGGTTGTGCGGATTTCGGATTCAATTACCTCTTTTTGGATTCCTGATGCCATTTTGGTTGAATTAAACGGTTACTTCTATTGTTAATTTGCCTTCTACGGCCGTAGCCTCCCGAATATTAGAATTAAGTGCTGCCCTGAGGCGCGCAAATGCATAGCCATACACATAGCCATAAAGCGGTTTATTGTAAATAGGATAGTAAACTTTCTTCAGACGTCCGAGAACTGACTTTTTGAGATCGAGAAAGCGGATCTGCTTTGGATAATTGATGACTAGGCTGGCGCCATCATCGTTGGAGGTTACCGTGTAAATGCCTGAACCAAGTTGTTCAGACAGCCATCCGGTACGACGCAGGTAAACATCGGCAATGCCGGATTGCTGTTTGGTGACTCCGGATCCGGTTTCGGATAATACTTCAGCAGCAAATTGTCCAAATCGCGGCTGATTAAGCTCATGAGTTATCATGCAGCTAAGGTGATAGGAATGCAGTGAACTGGAAAGGACAATATTTTATACCAGGTGAGCACCTTTTATTCTAAAAGTCATTGTCCATCCAACTGAATTGGATATATCAGGCATAAATAAAGACGATATTTCAGTAGGGAATGTGAGGTATTTTAAGAAATGATTGCGGTTTGCATCGTACTTGGCAGTATCCTTAAGCTGCGTGATCATGCCTAGCGTTTTATCGGCAAGCAGGACCTGCTCAATCTGATCTTTATCATCGGGCTGCGTTTTTTTCGCAATGGTGACCGCAATGTTGAATTCGCCCTGCTCTGTTTTCATTGGTTCAATGAGGGTATCGTAGATATTGCCATAGTCAATAAACAGGTAAATACCGTCAATGGCTTCAACGCGCTTTTTTAATGATATGATATCTACCCCAAAAATATAGTCATTGAGATCAGTAATAAGGCTGTTTGGAGTGATTTCGGCAATAGATGCTTTAAAAGTGTCATAAGCAGTTACCGGATCCGAAACCGGTTTATTGAAATTCTTAAGCACTCCGGACATTAACGGATATTTGGCAAAATATTTAAAGGTATCCTGGATAAGAGTAGTTGTCATAGTAGATCATTTACTTGTTCAATGGTCAGATTCATGATCTCAGCGATTTCGCCAAGTTTTTTACCGGATGCTTTGAGCTCGGCTGCCTGATCGGACATTTCTTTAATCAGGAGGTCAAAGAACTTGAAAAGCCCTGCATTTTCCATTTGTTTACTGTCGCCATAGCCTTTTTTTGACAGCATATACATGTTTTCGGAAAGTCCCAGGGAATACTTGTGCTGCTTGGTAGATTTCTTTGGCCGGTCGAACAGAATGGCGTATTTAGTGCGGTGAACAATAAAATTGGTAATGGCAAGGAAATTGAGTAGTACTGCCTCTTTAATATCGCTGTTGATGCCGGCAAATTGCTTATCCAGTTCGAGTGCAATTTCCTCAGAGTAATTATCCTGGTAAAGAATTCCACACAGCAGATCCAGGAGCGCGGAAGATTCATTTTGATTGTACTGCGATACTACTTTTTGCGCTTCAGCATATTGCAGTGCGGTGAGTGAGGTTTGTGCAATGTTGTCGATAATAACAAATTTGTATCCCGGCAATGACATCCGGCCTTTTTTAACTTCCGGCAGGATATTCTTACCAAACTCAACATTGAGGTGAATATGTTTTTTTAACCTGGCCGCCACTCTTACTTCGGGTAATTGTTCAAGATCCTCCGGAAATTTCTTGAGCAGCTGCTGTCTTAATTTGGGTGAAAACGCTGAAAATGCTTTTTCATCTTCATATTCTATCCTGAAAAAGAAGTCGAGCTCACGTGATAAGTGATAGATATTTTCGTCCATGTGGCCACCGGTGCGAATCCGTTTTATATCGATGCCGATCAGCAATAGAGTCATGAGAATGCGTAAATCAAAGAGGGTGATATCACCTTTGCTGAATCGTTTCAAAAGCCCTGCAATAATGATGAATTCACCAGGTGTTAATTCATCCCAGGAAGTTTTCATTTCACGCTCTTTTTCGCCCAGATAAAATTTATACATGGCTTATATTGTTAAGTAAAACTTCTTGTCCTCGGAATTAATATCGGCATCAGGCACAACCGGTGCATCAGTACTGGCAGCTGATTTAATACGCAGATCTACTTTACCCAGGTACTCCATGGCCTTATTATGCAGCATGGTGGCAATGCCTGTTTTAATGCTTCCAAGCTCATTGCGGTTTACTGATCCGGAGATCTCTTTTACAATATCATTACGGATCCCTTTGGGTAATTCTGAGTAGTCAAACCGCTGGCAGGCTATTGAAACAGTTTCAAATGCGATCGCTTTTTTCGTGAGCCATAATATATCGGCATCTGTTGGAGCGGTAGTAAATCGTGGCCTGATATTCTCATTTTCAACTTCGCGCATGATGAAAAGCACGTTATAGAAGAAATATGATGAGCTGTCGATATTGTAAAGCGCATGAAATTCGGCAGTATTGGGAATATAAAACTCATCGCGCATGAGGTATAGTGGAAAATCTGAAAACTCTATAAATGGCGTTTCATAGGTTTCAGTTATGTCATCTAGCTCTTTTTGAATGTCTGCCTCGATGTGATTAATGAGTTGATCAAGTTCAGCCCACGCATTCTCTAGGTAATTTTCAATGATCTTATCTTCTTGGTACCGATATAGCTTTTTATCGGTTGCATTACGGTCACCG